ACCAAGAACGGCGTCAACACTGTTTTTACTCTGCCGCCTACGCCGGACGCCACGACGCTTCGTGTCATATTCAATGGCCGATATCTTTACCGCGTAGGCAGCGCGCCGGGCGTCAATGAATACGTACAATCCGGCTCGACTGTAACGCTTGGCCTTGCGCCGAATGCTACCGATCAGCTTTGGGCAATATTCAGCACGACCGGTGTTGTCTTGTCGGCTGGTTCGGTGCCTGCCGCATCGCGCAAGGAGTTTTATTGGACCGTCGAGCTAAGGAATAAAAACGGCGACCTGGTTGAGATCCTACAGCGCGACGTTTCGGCCTTGTCCTGGGAGTACAACAACATCGGCGGCTGTGGTGAGTGTCAGATCAATCTCAGGCGGCAGTTCGACAATTACGGCGAGGTGGATCTCGACTATGACATACAGATTTGGCGTGGCTCAGATCCACTAGGCATTACCGGTACGCGCCTACCTGCGGTTTTGCCGTTTGCTCTTGGCACCGCGTTTACGGGCGCGCGCGAACTTCGCTATTCCGGCTTTGTTCGTCAGATCACGCCGTCTTTCGATGAACTTGAGACTGTGCAGCTACGGTGTTCAGGCTATTCCCGCCAACTTGAATACTTAGCTGTTTACGACATCACTACAAACGGACCGAAGCGCTATCAGAACATGGACTGCGGGGCGATCGCACGCGACCTGATCGACAACTATGTAGTTTTGGGTGCGAAGATAAAGCATACCGCGGCGCTCGGCTTGATGCAGGATACCGGCGTTGTCATTCAGGATGCGACATTTAACGGCAGTGTATGGGAAGCATTAACGACGCTCGGCCAGATTGGCGGTAATGCGGAATGGGGCGTGCGTGCAGACAGAGAGTTCTTTTTTACACCGCGTCAACAGGCCGTCAAGCAAACTTACCTGCTTGGCAACAATGTGCAGCTATATGAGGCGGCGCGAAGCACCGATGACATTGTAAACTTTGTCTACCTTCAGGGCGGCAATAACACTTTCTATAAACTCACTAACGGCGCTTACCAATCAGGCTATCAAAAAGAGCGGGTGCTTTTAGTTTCGGCGATTAGCAACGCCACTGACGCCACGCTCTGGGGCCTGTCGTACTTTGCGCGGTTCGGCGCAGCGCAGCCTAAGGGAACTTTGACGCTCGCGGCAACTGACGATTGGATAGAGAACGTGGGGAATCCGATGGGCCTTTTGCGAGTATTCGGCGGCCCGACATTTATTGCCGGTACAACAAGACTCCCGGCGCTGTTGCCGATCGAGCTCGCCCGCACACTGGGCGCGACTACCGATCAATCATTTCGCGTGGCGTCTATCGCCTACTCGCCAACCGAGAACGGCTTACAGATCAGAATTCAGCTAGGCGAGAAATCAACGGCATTAGCCGATCAGTTTAGAAACATAGAATATCAGCTGAGCGCTCTTCGACAGGCGGCGTAAATGGGCATCGGGCAATGGAAAATAGTTGATCTGGTTGGAACTAAGAACGGTAGTAATACAGTTTTTACAATTCCCGATGTGCCGGATTTGCAAACGCTGGCCGTCATATTCAATACCTCGGCGCTTTATAGAGTCGCGTCGGCGCCGACTATTCAGCAATACATGATTACCGGCTCGACTATCACGCTAGGACTAGCACCGAACAGTACGGACAAAGTTTGGGCGAACTATGACATTGCGTAGGGTTGTACTTTTCATTTTCGTGTTACTCCTGCCGGCGCTAGCCGATGCACAGCTAATTCGCCGCGAGACAATTCAGCCGGGTATAGTTTTCTGTGATGACGCCGGGGCGAACGATACTTATACTTGCCCAACGCCGACGCCGGCGCTCGCAGCCTATGACACCAAAATCCTGATCATCTTTAAGCCGAATACTAATAATACCGGCGCGGCGTCGCTCAACGTCAGCGGCTTGGGCGCAATTACTATTGTTGCGTTTGACGGCAGTACGCTTGCCAATAACGCTCTGGTTGCGGCGCAGCGTTATATCCTTGTCTACAACGGCACTAGCTTTGTTCTCTACAATCCCGGCACTGGCGGTACTGGATTGTCGGGGCTCACCGATGACTGCTTTCTAAAAGCCAACGGCACGACGGCGGCGGAATGCTCGGCTGCGTTTGATAACGGCGCAGGCACGTACAGCTATGGCACGGTGTCGGGCAACCGCTATGAGTTTAGTTATACCGCTCCAACGGCGGTGCGTTCGATTGTATGGGCAGATGAGTCAGGCACGCCGGCGCTGGCAAAAGTCAAAGCGGGTTGGGATGCCGACAGTATCGTTCAGGACGAGACGTTTTGCACGGTGCCGGTGACGGGACAAATTAACAGCGGTCCGCGCACACGCTGGTTTCTCTGCGCCGACAACAACAGTTCCTTATTTGAGGGCAAGATTGTCAATCTGCCCTATACGATCTCGACGGCCGCGATGACTCTCAAAGTTAATCACGGCACGACTGAGACAATTACTTTTGCCGGGGCTTTCTCAATTCAATGCCGCGCCGCAGGAACGACCGTCAACTCGATCTGGGGTACGGCGGTCAATGCCAACGTAGCGATTACGACGGCCAACCAGCCAGTGCAGGCAACTGCGAGCGGAATAATTCCGAACGGAACATGCAGTGCGGGTGCTACGCTTTTCTGGCGCTACGTGGTCAATGCGGCGAGTTTTTCGACCAACGCGGCCAACACGAGGATTATGGGTGTTTATTTGGCAGGCGAATGAAACAACTACTTCTCAGCCTGATCTTCTTTTGTATTAGTACACCGGCGGTCACATGGGCCGCGAACGGAAGCGACAACTTCACCGGCGATGATCCGGATCTCGGATCGCAGTGGGACCCGTACAACGATGCGACAGCCGGAGGTGCTTCTATGCCGTGCCGTCGCTACAGCAATACGGCGGCTAACTCATCCGCTACGGATCGGTGCGTTGAGGGCTTCAACGGTTATTTACCGGGCGCCAATCAATACGGGCAGTTTACGGTTGCGGCGATCGGTGCCAACAACACCGATGTCAGCGCGCTCCTGCGACTACAACCGCCGTTTGACTACTCGACATATCAATTCCGGCTACAGGGCACCGGCGGGACAACCTCTCGAATCGCGCGACGTGATGCAGGAGTAAACACCACGCTCGCCAGCGAGTCAGCAACGACGTGGGCGCCCGGTGATTTGCTTCGTGTCGAGGCGAGCGGAACCGGATTAACTCTCAAGCGAAACGGGGTGACATTGCTCACCACTACCGATGCGACTTACGTTAGCGGGCGCGGCGGTATCACTATCCTTGATGATCAATCTCCCCCGAGCGCTTTACTTGACGATGCTGAGTTCGGCGATTTGGGAACCGCCGGTGCGGCGCTGCGGCGAACTTCGCCGATGATGTTTCAATGAAAAAACTTTTTTTCCTGCTGATAATTCTTTGTGGCGCATTCTCGGCAGAGGCCGCAACGAGATACGTTGACCCGTCATCGGGCAGCTGTTCGGGCAACTATAACGTGAGCGCGCGAAACTGTACCGGCGGCGCAGGAAGCCCTACTGCATACGCGACACTCAACACCGGCGTCGCTTCACTCTCGGCGGGCGACACGCTTATTTTGCGCCCAGCCACTTACAACTTCGCATCGAGCTACATGACGCTTGCGCTCCCGACAGGTAACGCCAGTAGCGTCACCATCATTACCGCACTAAGCGGTGAAACCGTCACGATCACCGGCTATCCCTTCAACACGTTCAACGCCGCCGCGTCATACGTGACTATTTCGAACCTTATCTTTGACGGCACAGGGGCGAGCGGACAGCCCAACTGTTTCACGCCGATTGGCGGCGGGACCACTTGCCTAAATAACGGTCCGATCATTGGCAGTAATACCAACCACGGCACAATCGACGCCAACATCACGCTCGACAATGTAGAAATAAGAAACTGGAACGGTATTGCTGTTCAGTTAGGCGGGCCGCAGGCGACCATCAAGAATAGCCGCGTGCACGATAACGGCACCGTCAGCAATGACAACTGCGTTTATGCATCCGACGGCGCGACCAATGCTATCATTGAATCCAATACCGTTTATAATTGTGCGGGCGCAGGTATCCAGGCATACGCAGGCGCCGACCCGGCTGGTCCGGCAACGATTCGGTTCAATACCATTCATCACGTTTCACAGAGTGAGCGTCACATCAACGGCTTCTATGTAGAGGACGGCGCCGTTGAAGATCGTATGGACGGCATCATTGTAGCATCGCGCTTTGATAACTCGAAAGTTTACGGGAACGTAATTTATTCCGTAAAGCGAAGTACTGGCAATCAGCAAGGCGGCATCGCTTTGGTTCTCAGTGTCAGCGGAGTGGCCGTTTATAATAATACACTATGGGACGTGAGCGGCGGTGGCGTTCTGCACAGCGGCGCAGGCTGCAACATATTCAGAAATAATATTGTCTACGAGCCAGCTTTTTCGACGCCAGCGATTGAAGATACTTCTGGTTGTAGCACGTTCAGCAATAACCTGACCGCATCTAATCCACTGTTCACTGATACATCCACTGCGAATTTCGTGCTTCTGCCTGGATCGCCAGCGATTGATACGGGTACGCCAAATATTGCGCCAGGTATCGTGATTCCTGCTTGTTCTGGCGGAACGACGACCGGCTGCTATAACGGTACAGGGCCTGACATCGGCGCGCTAGAAAGCGGCGTTCCGACCGTTGCCGGAGGCCCGCCGACACTAAGGCCCAATCCGCCCACAGGAATCCGAGTCAGTCAGCTCATGTCCGTGACCGTCGAGGATGACAAGGTGACTCAGCGAACTGAGAATACCGGCGATTATGTCGGGCTATATATTCCCGGTGCTCTCAGCACGGCATTTATCGACTGGTTCTACATGAATGGCACGAAGGTGGCGCCATCATCGCCGATCAGTGACGCGATCCTGGCTTTTACCGCGCCTTCAGCGGTTGGCTCTTATGAGTTCAGGTTTTACCGCAACAACTCAACTTCAGAAACCGATCGACTGGCAACTGTGGGATTTGTCACCGTCGCTCAAGGAATCATGGTCAAATACAACGGATCATCGATCATAAAAATGAACGGCTCAAGCATCGTTAAGGTAGGTGTGCCGTGAGAGAGTCGCTACCGACGATCGTTATGATGGCAATTGCGCTTTTATTAGCGCTCGTTGTCAGCAGGGTGAGTTTCGGCGCCGAGCCTGAGGACAAAGACTTAACTATCCTGCAACTCAAGAAATCAAATCTAGAGTTCGCAATGGAGAATATGGTGTTACAGAGCGAGGTATTGAAGCAGAAATACAAGGACGCTCAGGCAGAGTACGAGAAAGTCAAGACGGATTTGGATGCCAAAGAGAAAGAGACAAAGAATGATAAAAAGAAATAGTTTAATCGCGGTACTGATCGCATTGTGCGTAATTGCGCCGCGCGCGTTTGCATCAACCGGCTGTACCTATCCTACGACTCTGGATTCATGGACTGACAAGATCGCTGGCGATTTCCTCACCATAGCCGACGTCAATCAATTTCGCTGCGCCATTGAGAAACTTGAAACGGGACCACTACGTCCTAACGATGGCAGCGCGGCTGCGCCGTCCTATGCATTCCGTGGATCGGTCAATACTGGAATGTTTCTTATAGGTGGTCCCGGTATAGGTTGGGCTACAGCTGGAGCAGAGCGCATGCGGTTAAGTAATGCGGGCGCGCTATTGATAGCCAACTCCGCATCGACTGGCGTCAACGCTGGTGATGTCGTACTCAGCAATAACAGGAATGTTTTATGGGTCAATAACGCTGGAACAACTGCGGGTAATTTCTGGATCAAGACGGCTACTACTGACGCAATGTCATTTGGTACTAGCGGTGTCGAAGCGCTAAACATCGCGAGCAACGGAGCTATGCGGGTAGGCAATCAGGCAGCAACCGGAGTAGCGGCGAATTCTATCGTGCTGAAGAATACTGCGTCAATTCAGTGGGTAACGGCATCGGGGGCGACGGCGGCGGATTTAGTTATTCAAGCCACCGCTGGCAATCATATGTGGTTTAACGTGCCGGCCAGTGACGGGCAACTCTATCAATTTAATTGGGGCGGTCAAACCCTATTCCAGATAACGAGGGAATTAGCGGGTGCAGGTTTAATATTTGCACTAGAGTCCACTACGGATCAATCACCGCCAGCGGCCAATCAGGCTGTTGTTTATACGAAGGATAACGGCTCAGGAAAGACTCAGCTTTGCGCAAGATTCAATACCGGCGCCGCGCAATGTTTCGCCACGCAACCATAAATGGGAAGTTCTGTTGTAATAGGGGCTGAAGGACCGACAACGCCGCTTGCTACGGTAGTGGCGCAGAACTTCGCTGCTGCAGCAGAGGATTATCTAATCCGTTACCCGGATGTAAAGGCTGCTTATGGCGAGAACTATGCCGCCGCTCATTTGCATTACATCTCCAACGGGCAGAATGAAGGGCGAACCTGGAACCAATCACAGACGCGGGTTATTTGGGGCTCTCCTGGCGATAAAGGAGCCGGTGGCACGGGTAATGGCATTAACTGTGTGAGGTTCCCCAATGGCGCCAAACTCGGCGCAATCAATTGGCAGAGTGCGGTCAAGGTCGGTAATAGCGATATTCTCTTCGTCCTGTATTTGCCTAATGGCCAGACTCTCTTGAATACGTTTCATCATGGGGAATCTAACATCGTGCGCGGTATTAACTTACCGGAGCCGATTGACATTGAACCAGCAGGGACTATCTGGATCTGGGCCGATGGTTGGGGTGACGCGAGTCCGGGCGGGATAGAAGTACAAACCGGACTTTATTTTTACGGGAATCCGCCGTGGACAAACTGAAAGGGGCGACTATGAGTGTACTTTTTCTGATTGCGGCGCTGCTTGCCTTGCCTGCACTAGCAGACGCACAGACGCACACATTCAAGCTTAACTGGACGTTGCCAGTAGTTGCCGCCGATGGCTCAAACGCTGCAACGGGCATCAGGATAGAGCGCAAACAGGGCACAACCGGCGTCTATGCGCAGATTGCGCAGCTCGGCTTGGTGAATACTTATTCAGATCCGATTGGCAATCCGCCACCGGGCGGCGTTGTTTACTGTTACCGTCTACGCGCGTTCAATGTTGTTGGCAACTCGGCTTATACTACCGAGGGCTGTGGCACGACGGCGCCCGTAGTCGTGCCGGTAGCACCGGATGTGCCTACCGGGTTTAGCGTGTCAGCTATCTCGCAAAGCATGATTGAGCTCAGTTGGGGCAGCGTGGACACCGCGGACGGTTACAAATGGGAGCGGCGCAAGGGCAATCAACCGAAGATCATCGAAGCTACCGGAACGGTATTGGCTACGGCAACGAACTTCCGAAACAGTAGTTTACGAAGAGGCACGACTTACTGTTACGACATTTGGGCTTACAACCTGGGCGGGACATCGCAACAGTCGCCGATCTTGTGCGCAACCACGCGGCCATGATGAAACAATGTCGGTAAAGTGTCCGAACTGTCATCATAGGGTCTGGTTCAAATGCCGCTTGTGCAAACGCTCACTAGGCGACGACAATACTTCGGGCTTATGCAGGCACTGCGTGTGCGCGGTAAGAAACATTGATCCGGCTATGATTGAGAAAATGCAGAAAGCAAAGAAAGATAAATGGTTCAAAGGTTTCGCGGCGACAATACCGGCCGATGGCTGAACAAGAGGATAGATTTTCTTTAGACCGCCGTCCGATTCCCGATCCGACGGTACTGACGACGCAGCAGCTACAACGCGAGGTAGCAGCGCTCAAGGAGATTATCTTCACGCGATTGGATGCCAACGATAAGGCTGTTCAGTTATTACATGATGACGTTACACGAGTCCCGACCGACACTGATAAACAAATTGCGCACCTGAAAGAACTGCATGAGGAAAAATTCGAGTCTATCGTCAAGCAATTCGCCGAACGCGACGCGCGGATGGATCGAGAGGCGGTGAGTAATAAGACATCCCTGGATGCAGCGCTTCAGGCGGCGGAGAAGGCAGTCAACAAGCAAAATGAGACATTCGCGTTATCGATTAACAAGAGCGAGAACGCGACAAATAAACAGATCGATCAACAAGCGTCGCTGATTCATACGTCTAACAATGCTTTAGAAAGTAAGATTTCAGACTTGAAAGATCGAGTAACCATTATTGAGGGGAAGAGCAGCGGCCAGATCGTCGCGCAGACGAGTACTCAAATCAATCATAGTTTCCTGGTGGCCGTATTCGTCGCCTGCGTGAGTTTTGCGGGTTTGCTTGTCGTTATCATTCGGGAAGTCATAAAGTAATGGAGGTTCTATGAACGCAAAGAAAACCAAGAAGGACGCCAAGCCGAAGAAACATCGGGTAAGCGTCTTGGATAGAATTATAGACTTGGAAAACAGAATGGCGGTGGTCGAAGGTACGATTGCCGGATTAAATCCTGCTGTACCTACGCCGACGGCGGTTGAATCGCCGGAACCGGTAGCGGTGCCTTGATGCCAACCGAACCAGACAAAGTTGTAATGACAGAGCGCGCCGGTGAAAAACCACCAACGCACGCCGAGATAATTGTTTTAACATGGTGGCAGCAGGCGTTGATCCGCGGCTCGCGCGTTTATTTGCAAAGTCTCGTAGGCTTTATCATTGCGGCTGGCACGGGTGCGGCGGCTGCGGTTGGCGTCAATTTGCCGGTTGGCGATTTCGGCAAGCTTCTTTTATCGGCGGCATCGATGGCGGTTGCGCCAGCAGTAATATCGCTGCTGCAAAACTCTATTGAGATTTTGAGCAGACTTGATTCGAGCAACCCGCAGGTACGAGCATAACTGATTTCTGATCGTGTCATTTATGGTATTGGCAATCAAACTAAAGAGAAGAAGGAGACAACAACTTATGGCTAATCCTCATGCAAACGTAACTCACTGGCAAACGTCGGCTGATAATTTCGCAAAAATCAAAGCGGCAGCAGATGCGATTGTTGCGAATCCGGCCAGTACTCCGGACGAGGTGGCAGACGCTAAAGATACATCGGCAGCGATGACGAAAAATCTGGCGCGGCTTTTGAGCAAGTACGGCGTATCACCAGCGGCAGTGTAATTAAGTAAGGGCTTTGAATGGCACGATCAGAATTTAATTAGAGGTTAAAATGACTATGAATAGAGTGTTTGTTTTAATTGCTGTGATTTGTTTTCTGCTCGCGTTTATCGGCTCAGCGGTTAGCCTGAACGGCGGGCATCCTTACGGGAGCATGAGTTGGGCTGATTTGGTTGCTCTCGGTTTGTTTTTCTGGGCCGCGGCAACCTTTGTTGTATAGAAAGACAAAAATGAAAACATCATCATTTGGGCGTCGTATATCCAAGGACGAGCGCGACAAACAATATTTGATGCGCAGGCTATTAGCGCCAGCTCGCGCTGTCTTGCCGACTAATAAAATGTGGAAGATTGCGGCGAAGAATTTAGATCAAGGCGATTACGGAACATGCGTCGGCAATGCGTGGACTAATTTTCTCCGTTGCGCGCCCATTCAGACAACCGCCGATGAATCGATGGCACTTACGATTTACGACGCAGCAATTTTGCTCGATGAGTGGACGGACAACGACAACGACACGGACCGTCAAATGGGTACGTCGGTACGCGGCGGCGCAATGGCCGTGACTAACATGGGCAAACTCAAATCATATTTGTGGGCATTCGAGCTTCAACCTGCTGTTGAATGGGTGCTCACGATGGGTCCGGTTGTATTAGGAACTACGTGGTACTCAAGCATGATGAAGCCGGATGCACAGGGCATTGTACAAATAAAGCCAGGAGCGCGAGATTTAGGCGGCCATTGTTATCTGTGGCGTGGCGCCGATACTAAGAAGGCATTGGCTTATTGTTGCAATTCTTGGGGCGATTCGTGGGGATTGAGCGGTAACTTTGCAATTCCATTTAAGGACGTTGAGACACTTATACATAATGACGGCGAATGCTGTACGGCAATCCAAAAATCGTTGAAGGCGCTTTCGGTTTAGGGGGTGATGCCCGTGTGTCCAAATTGTCATTTTATACCATGTCAGTGTGGAACTTATAATTTTATAGCGTTCTAGCCGGGGATCACCGAGCGGTAACGAGTGATGGGAGAAAATACTCATGTATCTCTTATTGATCATTCTATTAGTGCTTGCGCTTCTCGGTGCGTTGCCAACCTGGCCACATAGTCAAGCGTGGGGGTACTACCCGGCAGGTGGGCTCGGTCTGGTGCTGCTTATTGTAGTGATTCTGATTTTGGTGGGGAGATTTTGAAGGCAATCGAAGTTATCGGGTTTGTTCTTTTATCGATTGCAATCGTGATTGTTTTGGGGATGTGTGTGGCGCTTATAGTTCTAATGTTTTTCGGGGGAGAGTAAAATGACGCCACAAGGTTATAGCAAGCTGATCGAATTCGAGGGCGAACAGTTCAGTGCTTACAAAGACACCGAAGGTTACACCACAATCGGAATCGGCCATTGCATCGATGAGCGTAAAGGCTGCGGTATCTCGCAGAACATCTCGCGGCGTCTTTTCGAAGATGATCTTGCCCGGTTTACGGCAACGGCGCGCGCAAACTTTGAATGGTTCGATGCGCTCGATCCGGTACGCCAGGACGTAATTGTAATGCTGCTATTTAATCTTGGGGCGAGCGGCTTGCACACGTTTCATCTGTTGCTGAAAGCTTACGGTGAGCATGCTTGGCACGAGGCGGCATTCCAACTGGCTAATTCTCTGTGGGGAAGACAAGTCGGGGCTGAGCGTAAACGCGAAATGTGCAACGCGATTGAGCTAGGCAAGTGGTGATGCCATTTACAACCGAAATAGATATTTCACCTATAAGCGAAACCGGCTTTCGTACTCGCTGGAAAGTGATTCAACCTTTAAATTTTCATTCCGTAAACACTGGCAAAAACTATGTCGTCCCGGCTGGAGAAACTACCGACCTTGCTTCCGGCCTCGTCATGGCCGCGAGCGCCGCGGCAATCCTGCACGATCATCTTTATGAGCGCGGTATCCATTTCAAGCAAATCAAAGATCAGCGGGAAGCTGACAATGTGTTTTATGAGGCCATGATCGATACGGGTGTTCCTCAGTGGCGGGCGCAGTCTTACTATTGGGCCGTCCGAATGTTCGGCTGGCGTTATTACAAACCGGCAATAGTATGAGCGACGTTCAGACTCAAGAAGAGTTGCAGGAGAATTTGAGACTTGTGATCCGCAACTGGACACTGCGTCAGAAATACGAAGCGCTAAAATATTTGTATGCTCTGCTTAACGTCAAAATAGATGACCTCCCCGCGCGCATAGCTCGTGAGCATAAAGCCGAGGTCGCCCAAGGAAAGCCAGGATCGCATGAATAAACCGGAATCGATGTTCTGGATAACCGCCGCGCTCTTGCTTGCGTTGTTCTTGTCGTCGGGTTGTGGCGCGGCGTACTTTTCAGCTAGGACTACAGCCACATATTCTATTCTTCCAGATGGCACACTTCAGGCCAGTTACGACAGCAGTAAAGATCAACAGGGTCTTGATTTGGACGTCGAAGCCGATAACGGCAAAATCAAGGTGGTGCGGATTCATGCCGATCGTGCGGGTACCAATGAGAGCGCCATTGCGGCGGCGCTGCAAGCCAACCTGAAATTGATCGGGCTTATAGAAACGCTCAGTGCAATCGCAGCTAAAGGCGGCGGATCATAAAATGGAAGAACAAACGACCGACAAAGAAATAAAGTGTCCTGATTGCGATGGGACCGGTAATGATCGTTACGACATTGAATATTTCTCGGTGACGGGCGAGGGCGACATCATGGCTTGTGGAAAATGTAATGGGAGTGGTCGAATAAAGGCGGGATCGTGAAGCGGTTATGGTACATGATTGTCATAAAAACCGTGCAACTTTATAATAGATTGCTGCGACGAAAGATCATGCCATGATTGAAGCCATTTTTATAATCTTGCTTTTCTTTGCTTCGTTTGCCGAGGCTCGCGATTCAGCGCAGGTGAGGGCATTTAGAAAAGCCAATCCTTGCCCAAGCACCAGCAAGACTATCGGGGCTTGTCCAAATTATGTAGTGGATCACATTGTGCCGCTCTGTTGGGGCGGCGCTGATCGTCCTAGCAATATGGCATGGGAAGAAACGAAAGCGAGTTATAAAAAAGACAAGTTTGAACGTGAGGCGTGTGCCATGAAGAATAAACAGGTTGTACCGAGTCAACTCAAATGACTACCGCCAACGATTATTTCAAAGGCTACGCGCCCAAGGTTACGGTTGGCCAGGGCAATCCTGAGACAATCAAGTATGGCAAGATCTGGAACATCCCAGAGTACAGAAAGTATGCACCGGGCGAGTTTTACAGCCAATTGTTTTTGACGCACGCGAAGCCAAGGCCCGGCGCTCATGTCATTGATTACGGCTGCGGCACCGGTCGCGGCGGGGTAATGCTCGCAAGTCTCGGCAAGCTTAAAGTCACGATGCTCGATTTCGTCAATAATTGCCTTGATGAAGATGTAAGAAATCTCATCATGAGCTCGGGCGGGCAACTCACCTTTATCAAGGCGGATTTGGAAAAGCGCATCCCGGTTGTGGCCGAGTATGGTTTTACCTCAGATGTGATGGAGCACATCCCGCCGGACAAGCTTGATCTTGTCCTGGATAACATCCTTCAGTCGGCGCAAACGGTATGGTTTACCATCGCCACATTCGAGGACAGTTTCGGAGAAACGATCGGTGAGCATCTTCACTTATCGGTGCACCCGTTTGAGTGGTGGAAGGAGCAATTCGAGAAGCGCGACTGTGAGATTTACTACTCGCAGAACCAGGACAATTATTATGCGCATTTCTATGTGCGCGCGTGGCGAAGCGGTCAGGAAGTTGTTGACGCCGGGCGGCTCAATACCGAGGAAAAAGCGATCATCGAGAACGTCAAGCATAACATCGCTCAGGGCTGGCAGCAGGTAGTGCCGCACGAGACAAACGAATTTGAATGCATGATTCTGGGCGGCGGGCCGTCGCTCAATCAGTTCGAGGAAGAGATCATACGAAACCGCGCCGATGGTGTGAAGTGTATTACCCTAAACGGAGCATATAATTGGGCGGTGCACCACGGAATCACGCCGTCGGCGCAGATCGTAGTAGATGCGCGTCAGTTCAATGCGCGGTTCACTAAGCCGGTAGTGGATGACTGCCGGTATTTGATCGCGTCACAATGCCATCCCGACGTGTTTAAGGACTTGCCGAAAGACCGGACTTTCATCTGGCATACGATGGCCGAGCAGTTGGGCGAAGTACTCGATGAACAATACGGCGCTGGTGGGTGGTACGGCATACCGGGCGGTACGACAGTGCTCCTGCGGGCCATCCCGCTGATGCGGATGCTCGGCTATCACAAGTTTATTCTATACGGGTGCGACTCTTGTCTAATGGGCGATTCGCATCATGCTTATGAGCAGAACGAGAACGCGAATTTTTATAGCTTGCCTGTGATTATCAATCCAAGCGGACGGACGTTTCGCTGCGCGCCGTTTATGGCGTCACAGGCGCATGAGTTTATAGACATGATCAAGTACATCGGCGACGAGATTGAGCTTGACGTTAAGGGTGACGGGTTGCTCGCGCATATACTAGAAGTGGGCGCGGAGCAGGCGGATTTGCAACAATTATGATTGATGTGGACGCGCTTTCTGACTGGATGATTAACGACTTCAATGATGATACTGGGAGTTTTCTCAATACCGAGGAAATGCGCGAGGCGCTTAAACAATTTTTAAGAGTTGCCGAAATAGAAATGGCGCACCGCAATCAGCATATTGCGTATGTCGATGACTGTGGATTTTGCGAGAAAGCCGTATGGTCAGGAACCTAAAATGACTCTCCCTGATTGGGTGCAAGCCGCGATCAAGAACCTTGAGCCGCCTAAGACAGGCAAGGTGGTGATCGAGATCGAGTGTTATATGGGCGGAGTAACCAAGATTGAAATCGGTGGGCATGTGAGGGTAAAGCCGGAAGTAAGCCAAGAAAGAGAAAAACCGCCTCAGTTTGTGAAAGCGTGATATAAGTAGGATCGATGAAAGTTTGCAAGGAAAGTGGGTGCGGGAAAAAACATTTCGGCTTGGGCTGGTGCGCAATGCACTACTCACGAATGGCGCGGCATGGTAGCACAGAAAACCCACCGCGAAAGAGTCCACCAAATAAGGGAACAACGCTGGGTAGAAAATGTACAGTACCAAATTGCGACAGAAAGCATCACGGTAACGGTAAATGTTTTATGCACTTCAAGCGATTTTACAAGCACGGCGATCTCAATCTGCATCGAACTGGCTGGCATCACACCGAAGAAACAAAAAAACGGTTAAGCTCAACTCATTTTGGTATTATTCGATCACCGGAATCACGACAGAAAATGAGCACGGCAAAAAAAGGCTTACCGTCTTGGAACAAGGGAATCAAAACGGGACCATTGCCGGAATCGACACGAGCTAAAATGCGCGGTCGAAGAGCTTGGAACTTTGGGCTTCCTTCACCGTGGAAATCTTGGCGATTCGTCAATTACAACGGCACGCAAATGCGGAGTTCATACGAGGTTCGCTTTGCAAAAATATTAGATAAAAGAAAAATGAAATGGCATTACGAACCAAAGCGATTCAATCTTGGTTGGTGCACGTACCTTCCAGATTTCTATGTACCAGCAATGAAGAGTTATATAGAGATCAAAGGATGGTTTGCGCCGACAGCACAAAAGAAGATCGCATCATTTAGACAACTATACCCTCAGCACAATCTTATCGTGGCTTCAGATAGAGTTTTAAAAATGTTTGAAGCTGTCTAATTAAATTCACGAGCAGTTCGCGGCGGCATGAAGCTCCTTAAACACTCGACGAAAGTCGAGAAGGAGTTCGACCTATGGCCGCTGGAACCTGGAAGATTTTTTCAAAAGCGAAACGGATTATCGGAGCTGGTGGGTCAGCAATGACCTCCGGTGGCATTACGCTCGGTGTAGGTGTGTTTAAAATGAGTTTACACAGGGCGTCGGCCAGCGCTAATTTACTCCTAAACGCAATCGGCGGCATCAGCACGTTTGCCTCAGTCCCCGGTGAGATCAGTCCGCTCGGCGGCTATGCGGCAGGCGGTAGAAACCTGCTACCGGCAACCGGCACCTGGACAACCGGCGCAAGCACCAAGCAATTAAAGTTCACTTACTCCACGGTTGGCCTGATCTTCACGGCTAGCGGCGCATCACTGAAGAACATCAAGTACGCCGTGATCCGTACATCGAGCGGCGCAGGCGCTGGCAAGGTGCTTTGCTTCTGCACGCTGAGTACTGCGGCGTTCAGTATCACCAGTCCCAATACGCTCACTATCTTGCCGGCTGCGACTGGGGTCTTCACCTTAGCTTGAGCAGCTTAGGTGAATCGTAGGGATTTCCTCAAGGCTGGGGCATTGGCTGCTATGTCGGCGGCTGCAAAGCCGTCCGGCGGCATAGCTCTCACTGGTCCTACTGAAACAGGGATCTGTGCCGGTGAGTCGGTACCGCTCACTTATAGCCTGACAAAGGGTCCGGGACAATCGCTGTCCACCACGTTCTCGGTTTCCGGCTTGCCGCCTGGAATAACCGGGACATTCTCGCCGACATCGTGTAAGCCTAACTGCGGAACGACGCTTACGTTGAGAGCAGCGTCTAATTATGTCCTTGGTGATTATAGTTTTATTGTCAGGGCGCAGAACTCAAAGGGTATTGCAATGGCGAACACAAATATTAAACCGCGCTGCGCTATTGCAGTAAAACCGCCGCCGTCAAATCTAGTCGGCTATTTTGTGTCGACTAGCGGCAACGACGCCAACGACGGATCGATCGGTGCTCCGTGGGCGCATTGTCCGGGAATGGCGGCATGGACAGGATCGGCTAGCCTTGTATCAGGCGATACGGTTTATTTTAACAACTCTGATACGTTCGCTCCTGCCGGTACCGATCAGCTTTTACAAACCACGACCGCCGGGGTTACTTACGACGGTGCGACATGGGGCGGCGGCACGCGGGCCGTGTTTCAGGCGCAGGCGGATTACGTCAACAACACGGTCATCCTGGTCTACCACAGCAACACGATAATCAGGGGCATCGACATTGACGGTAATGCCAAAAACACCTGCGGTATTACAGTCAACTGGCCGTCTGCCGCTGCCAGTATCTCCAATATCGAACTAAACAACTGCATTGTAAGAAGCACAGGACACAGTGACGTTTTTCGCTACGGCATTATTGTTGGCGCGACCGGCGGATTCACGACCACCAATCCAACTGTGACAAACTGCACGGTTCACGACGTGCTGCACGAGGGGATCTGTCTTTATCCCAGCGATACGCCGGGAACAAACCGGGTCGTCAACGCGACCGTTACTAACAACACGGTTTACAATACGGGCGGGCAGGCCGCTGACTTTGGCGTTGGACTTCTGATTAAGAATTATACAACCGGCGCAACCATCGAGGGAAATAATTTTCACAACAATTTTCACGGCATCCAGTTTGAAAATGCCAATGCATCATCCAATCCACAGACGGGCATTATCATCCGCCGAAACAAGATTTTCGATAATCTGCACTGGGGCATTTATATTCTGGGGCAAGGGCGCTCTATTACCTCGGATATTTACGACAATCTGATTTACGACAACGGCAAGGCGGGGCAGGTCGAAGGCGGGCCGATATTCTTTACAACCGGGGATCACGCAGCGGGAGTATGGAATATCCTCAATAACACTATCTATTCAGTCAACGTCGGCGCCACTTCGCAATACGGGGTCATCAATTCCGGCTCTGCCACCGGGACTCCAACGATCACGGTTAAAAACAATATCATTTACACCGTCAACGAGATTGCCATCGACGATCGAAAGAACTGGTTCACTCACAGCAATAACCTGGCATTCAGGACTTCCGGGGCGGCGGCGAACGTGGCTTATAACGGGACTACCAACTACACGCGCACCACGTATACGACCTATGAGCCGACCGGCATTAGTGCTGACCCGTTATTTGTGAATGCGTTTGCCGATTTTCATCTGCTTGTGGCCTCGCCCGCCATCGATGCCGGCGCAACTCTTTCGGAAGTCACGACCGATTACGATGGAACCGCTAGGCCACAGGGGGCAGCCTATGACATCGGGGCATATGAGTTCAGTTAGGATTTAACTAATGGCCCTTACCGACAACTTAGTAGCATATTGGGATTTGTCCGAAGCAAGCGGTACGCGAGCGGATGGGTTAGGATCAAACAATCTTACCGATAACAACACCGTCACGGGAACCACCGGACCCGGCTCGCATAACGCTTCGCTGTTCACCCACGCCAATAATGAATCGCTGAGTCATACCGACAACGCTACCCTCAGCATGGGCGACATAGACTTCACGGCCTGCGTCTGGATAAAGTTCACTACACTTATTTTGTACACCAACATATTCGGCCAATGGAATTCCTCCACTAACCAACGATCTTGGACTGTTTACTACGACGACAACACGTTTCTGACATTTGGGGCTTCAAGCAATGGTACAATCGAGACATTTTTGAGCAATAATAACACAGGGGCAATAACTACGGGAGTCTGGTATTTCGTTGTTGTATGGCATGACTCAGTTGGAAATACCATGAACTTTCAAGTAAACGAGGGCACGGTTAAGTCGGCCAGTTATACTACAGGCGTATTCGATTCCAGCGCTGTATTTAATTTCGGAGTCCACGACGGTAATACTAACTACCAAGACGGCGCGATGGCCATGGCTGGGCTTTGGAAGCGCATCTTGACGGCGGGCGAAAGGACAACGCTTTTCAATAGCAACAATGCGCTTAACTATGCTGAGATTTTAGCCCTAGCAGGCGATCCCGTCGGTTCAATCCGTCCACGCACAACCGTTTCCATAGTCCCGTAAAATGGCCGTCACGATCGGGCAGGCTGGCTTCAGGCTGAGAAACGACGATGGCAGCGAAACCACCGCCACGTGGAAGGGTGCGCAAAATACCAACACAGTCATCAATGTTGATACAAATTTCCGCTGTCGTTTTCTCATGCAGAACAGCGGCACGACGGCGAGTAACAATGTCACCGCACAGCTCGAATATTCTCTCAACGGCGGCGCTTATACCAACGTCACCGCGTCCAGCACAGTAGTTCGCTCCTTCGCTTCTCCCAACGTCACCGACGCAGCAAACATTACCCAGCAGTTGACCGGTGGTACAGGCACGTTTATTGGCCTTACCGGCTATGACGAAGTGGACGGCGCGGCCGGTGGTAACTCGCTCGATGTTCCTGCCAGCGGCAACTTCGAGGTTGAATATTGCATTCAGCTTCGCGGCGTCGATCTAAACAACGGCGATCAGGTTCAACTAAAAGTCACTAATAGCGGGACGGACTTTACCGGCACCTACGCTCAAATCCCGTCGATTATTGTCGCCGAGTCGGTAAGCAAGACGCCGCTGGTAGGCGCGTTGACTCTTGTCGGCGTATCACCGGGCATTATCAATCCTGTCAAAATCACACCAAGCGCCGGCATCCTGCGCTTTGGCTTGCAGTCCTACGCGATCAAGCCGGACGTTGGCGATGTTGACATAACCGGAGTTGCGGCGGTTATAGGCAGTGGCGTAAGTCCAGTTATCATCACACCGAATTCAGGATCGTTGACGCTCATCGGGTATGCGCCGATCGACATCGTATCATTCAACATCACGCCGATTATTGGAGCAGTTTCTTTTGTTCTAATCGCAGGCAGTACGCGCACAGACTTTATCCGCGGTCCTCCGGTAGCAGCGCTTGCTCTCACCGGGATCGCTCCTACTCTTCGTACCGCATTTAGCATCACACCATCCGTCGGAACACTCACCGCAACCGGCAATCTAGCAACAGTACAAAGCGGCGCAAATATCGCCGTCACTCCGTCCGTCGGCGCGCTCACTTTATCAAGCGTTGCTCCGACAGTCACCGCAACTAACAATCAATCCCGCACACCTACCGTAGGGACTCTGACTCTCACGGGAGTCGCGCCCACGGTGATAGCAGGTGCCGGAATAAACATCACGCCGTCTCCCGGTATTTTGCGCTTTGGCCTTCAGTCCTACGGAATCACTCCGGGCATAGGATCAGTTGCCATAACCGGACAGGCTGCGCAAATCGGCGCGGCGGCAAGTGTCTCAATCACTCCTGCGCGCGGCTCTCTGACACTAGCGGGCAATGCTCCGTCATTGTCGTTGACAACGGCAATCACGCCCGTAACCGGTACGCTTACATTCGGGACGTTCTTTCAGGAAATCACAGCCGATTCAGGGGGGCTAGCGATTACCGGCAATGCTTCTACAGTTCAGACCGGCGCTAATGTCTCGCGAACCCCGACGACAGGAACTCTTGCGCTTTCCAGCGTTGGCCCAACGCTCAAGACAGATACGCGAATCACACCAGCCGTCGGAGCATTGGTTCTTGCCGGTGCCGCGCCAACCGATATTGCCGGGACGCTCCTTACCCCTATTGTTGGTTCGCTTGCTCTAACCGGAATTGCACCGACTCGAATTCAAAACAATATTGAATCGCCGTCTGCTGGTTCTCTGACGATTGCAGGCAATGCGCCGAATATCTCTCGAAGTATTACCCCAAATGTCGCCTCTCTCGTTATCGCGGGACTACAACCGATAGTCCAAGCCGGAGCTGGCGTAAATACTCAACCGGGAACCGGGGCACTGACTCTTGCTGGCGCTCAGCCAACCGTTCAATCAACCGCGAATCTGGTAATCACGCCGAGTGCCGGGGCTTTGGTTCTAACCGGTGTCACGCCTAACAACAATCGCGCGGTTATCGTAGCTGTTGGCTCGCTTGCCCTGAGCGGAATACAGCCAATCGTCCAGGCGGGCGCAAGTCTCTCAAGGACTCCAAACGCTGGCAGTCTAGTTTTTACCGGCAATCAACCGACTGTTAATCAGACTGCTGGCGTAGTTTTGACGCCGTCAGTGGGCACTTTGGTAGCCGCGGGAGTGGCGCCGACCGTTCAGACAACCACTAACGTTGTTCGAACACCTATTACCGGAGCTCTGGCAGGTACCGGACTGCAACCCACCGTCCAAAGCGGTGCCAACCGCGTCGTAATTCCTACCACTGGGGCTCTCACGTTGGCCGGTACGCAACCCGTAGTGCAGGCCGGGGCAAATGTGAGCATAACGCCGCAAAGTGGCGCGTTGGGCCTCACAGGCGCAAATTCGGGCGTTTCCAGGAGCATTAGTCCTACGGTTGGGAGTCTAGTCCTTGCCGGTAATGCGCCGAATATCTCCGGCAGCATTACCCCGACTGTTGGCGCTCTGTCCTTAACTGGCGTTCAGCCAACCGTACAGACAACCGGGCACGTAATTCTGACGCCGAGCTCCGGAGCGCTGACACTAACCGGTGGCCAGCCGAGAACCGGTGGCCAGATCATTCCCAACGTTGGCACGCTGACAATCACCGGCAATTCTCCGGTCATCAAGCAAGTCATTACGCCCGCAACCGGCTCGATGACGTTTAGCAGTGACGCGCCGACCGATGTAGCGGGAACTCTTCGAACACCGCTTGTCGGCGCTCTCACATTAACGCCGGTCCTTGCGACGCGAGTAATCGACAATCCCGAATCGCCGCAAACCGGTAGTTTGTCACTTTCCGGACAAGCACCGCGGCTGGATTTCAAGGTCATTCCCGCTACCGGCGCACTGGCGCTGCAGAGCGATCCGCCGCAAGCCGGACTATCTATCAGTACCCGTCCAACGGTAGGCGCGCTGACAATAGCTGGTACTCAGGCCGGACGGCTGCAAAACTCCGTCAGAGAGTCACAGGCTGGGGCGCTGACTTTTACCGGAGGCCAGCCACAGATACCGATAAGAATCACGCCGTCAACCGGCGCTCTGATCATTGTTGAAGGTGATGCACCGGGTAAGGCGTTCGCCGCACCGGCTTTTCTCGTCAATACCGGATCTCTGAATTTCAGCAGTGATGCGCCGACTTTCAGTTATACAAGCTTTGCTGATTTAGGATTTGCTACGCTAAGCGATCGCGCGGCAAACACGGCCACAGTAACCGACCAGGCAACCGGGAGCGCAACCGTAAGCGATACAGCGCTAGGCAAGGCAACTGTAAGCGATATTTAGGAGGGCTTATTTATGGCCAACGTCTATGATATAGGCGATATTGTTAGAGTTTCAGTTGAGTTCAAAAACATAGCCGGCACGCTCACCGATCCGACAACCGTCACTCTCAAATATAGAGATCCGTCAGGCGTACTTACGCCGTGGGCAGTCATTGCAGGACAAATCGTCAAGGATGGCGTTGGCCTGTATCACGCCGACATCAGTCCGACGGTGGCGGGTATTTGGAGCTATAGATTTGTCGGTGTCGGCACATTGCAAGCAGCAGAGGAAGGGACGTTTTTAGTCAAGCCCGAGCTGTCATAACTTGTAGGTTTTAATAGGGTGGCCGAAACACCCGCGTTTCGCCGTCCTCCGGCTGAATTATCAGCACTACGTTCTTAGGATCTTTCCACGGCCATGACAAAATTGTTTGAGCAAATCTATCCTCGTAGAAATGATTCAGGCCTGCACCGAACACTAAATGCTGCGGGTGCTTATTACCGCCATACTGGCCCGATAATTCAACAAACTTTCGGCTGATTTTCTGATCCAAAGAGGCCAGGCATTTATTTAGTCTAGCAAGCAGCAAATCACTAGAGCTGTCATAAACTTGGGGATCTTCGCTCCCGGTTTCCCCTAGTCCACAAATCAACGTGACGCCACTCACCGTGCTCATGTAATCCAAAGTACTACACGAAAATTGCCAATTTGGCCACTTGCATGAGGCAATGAGAGTAATAGGATGCCCAGTGTCGTTTATATCGGAGGGCGGGTGGGAGCCACGTACCCGGCGCTATTCCGGCGGCTCTCCACCACCTCCGATTCCTTCAAGGGCGGTCCCGCGTTTCAATAATAATTATCGACCGTAGTGTTAGCAATGGGTTATGTGTGTCCTGGATATTCTAGTGATCCTTTCAGACGTGATATCCGCCGCTTGACCTGATCGTAGGTTTCCTGCTCGCCATCGAGTGCTGCCGTCAGCATCTTAACTTCACTTTTAATTTCGTTTTCAAGCCGAGCATTACGCGATTTTAATAACCGTATTTCGGCACGTAAAAAGCCGATATCGACTTTACTTTCATGGTTGTTATTGCCTACACTATGTGTAGTACTTTGTAAAGTGTAATTTTTGACAATAGAAACGGGATCTTCTGTATTTGATTGCACGTTTTTGTGTCTGATAATTCCTGACATGATAACTTGTGATCTTTATGGCATGGCTTTTACGCAAGTGATCTGCCGGAATGACAAAACGTCTGATAAGATATATTTTAGAAATCAATAACTTAGACGCTACTTTCTATGCTCTTGTTGAGACTTTATCCAAGGCTTGTTTCTTGAGTAGTAAATCTGTTGGTTTATGTCAACCTTCGTCATCCCCGCCCGCGCTCGTGCGAGTACTTCGGCGCGATGAAACAACGCCAATATTCTTCTTTTTACGGCGTTCCGCTGAATCCGGCTTAGTCCTGCCAAACTCCTTATCAGTCTCCTGTTGTGCATGAGTTGTCACGTTCCTTTCAATTTGGTTTACGTGACGGACGTTCAATTCCTGTACCGGATCGATCTTTAGTTCTCTGCATACGGTTAAAATTTTAACGAAGAGTATCCACTGTTTTTGAATAGTGGTGCCTGCGTTCTCTAATTTTTGAATATTTTGCTGGAGCACGCCAAATGCCGCCGCCATTTCTTGCTGCGTCCAGTTTTTTTCTCGCCGAATTTTCTTAATGAATTCGTTGATAGTCACAAAATCTCACTCTTTTTTTATTACCCAATACACAAAACGCTTGACAAAATACCCAATACATTGTAATTTCATCTCGTCCCCACACAACCTTACTTCATAAGAGGTAGCACGTATGAGCACTAATTTAAAGAGGCGACATTGTCAGGTCTGCAAGAAGGAATTTGCCGCAAAGACATTCTGGCAAAAGTACTGCTCCGATCGTTGTCGCTGGACAATAGTTAATCGGCGAAATTCCAAGATGGTGCGCCAATACAAAAAGATTCGCGCAGCGGCAGAGGCAGAACGCGCAAAGGCCACCAAATCAGCAGAAGGGTGACATATGCGTGGCGTAATGAACGATCCAAGCCAACGAAAAAAACGCGAGCGGTATAGCGGTCCGCCGTGTCCGCATTATCCACATAAATTCAAAACTGAAGCAGCGCATCAAGGGAAACTGCAAGCACGACTACGTGCCCACCATCGGTTTATGAAGTCATCACTTGACTATCGCCTGAAGGCCATTCTGCGCACTGTTGTCCAGCGGTGCGATGATCCGCGTCACGCCTCTTATCGCTGGTACGGCGGCAAGGGCATCAAGAATTTTCTCACCTTCGAGGACGTCAAATATCTTTGGTTTCGCGACAATGCAGCGGCGATGAAGCGGCCAAGTTTAGATCGCTGTGATTCATCAGATGACTACAACTTCGATAACTGCCGGTTTATGGAGCTTTATGACAATCAGACGCGATGGGATCGGCACAAGAAAAACATGCCGAAGAAGGAGAGCGCAGTCGCATGAAGCGCTTCTTCCTGCGCCTCTTGCGCCGGTTTCGCAGCCGCAAGCTGGACTGGCTCGAGTTGAGTGAATCGCAGCGGCAAATGTTGTTAGCGATAAAAAAGAAGCACGACCGCTACGAGCGGCTGAGGATAGTGAAATGAGTGAGCCCTACGCCTATCTCTACTTTCAGATCGACTTGGACAATCACCGTTATGTGAGCGAGTCCACCGGCATAGACGTGGTGCCCTATTGCTTCTGGCATTGGGCATTTGGCAACCAGGGCGTCTATCGCGTGGACGTGCTCAATCGTGATCGCGAGAATGTGGGCGCCATGCTCTACGAGTATATCGTGGAGCGGTTTGCGAGCGTGGAGCTGCAATGAGACCGCGCTTGCTTGACCTGTTCTGCGGTGCAGGTGGCGCAGCTATGGGCTACCACCGCGCAGGGTTTGAAGTGGTGGGCGTGGATATCAAGCCGCAGCCGCATTACCCGTTCGAGTTTCATCAGGCCGACGCGATGACCTATCCGCTGGATGGATTCGATGTGATTCACGCGAGTCCGCCGTGTCAGGGGTATAGCGCCCTTGCCGCAATGCATCCCGATCTGGAATGGGAGCGTTTAATCGGCCCCGTAAGAGACCGGCTGGTAAGTAACGGCAAGCCGTTTGTGATCGAGAATGTTGAAACTGCTCCGCTGCGACATTCGCCAACTCTTTTCGGACTTCACGGCGTTATTCTCTGCGGTTCGCATTTTGGACTCGGCGTAGGACGAGGCTACCTCCGGCGGCACCGCAAGTTTGAATCAACCGTCATCATTCAGCAATTGCCGTGTGCTCACGGAATAAAAAAGGCAGTCGGCGTTTATGGGCATGGCGGGCATACCGGCAAACACCGATGCTTTATCGCAAAGAAGCGGGTGAAGCGCTCGACATTGATTGGATGAATCGCGACGAAATGTGCCAGGCCATCCCGCCAGCCTACACGGAATTTATCGGCAGGCAGTTATTGGAGCATCTGCAATGAGCAAGGACGCTTACGCCAAGTATGCGAGCCGTGCGGAGCGGGAGTTGGACGAGCTGTGGGAGGCTCATCTGAATTACCAATGCTCAGCCAGCACGTGCTCGTGGTGTTTGGCCGAGGAGGTCGAGGCGATGGCCGCATACTTCGACGATCAAAGTGATACGCGCTCATGCCCGCGCTGCGGTGCGGTGGATTTTGAATATATCGGCGATCAACAACGGTGTGCGCAATGTGGCAAATAATTCAATCCGACGTGACTAACCCACTGCCGCTCAAGGACGATAGCGTTCAGTGCGTGGTTACAAGCCCACCATATTGGGGGCTGCGCGATTACGGCACGGCGTCATGGGCGGGCGGCGATGCGGACTGTAAACACGGCGCACGCATAATGGGCAATGCCAACAAGGGCAATGTGCGTGAGGTTTTAGTTGAAACTGGATTATTGCCAGATGGCGAGCCGGCGCTGCTATGACGATGCGCCGTTACTGACATTTCTATGAGTAAGGTATTTCAAGCCCCGGCCATTCTTACCGGCGTGCGCGCGACCAATGACAACGGATTGGCGCTATCGTTTCGCACCAATGAACTCAGCAACGAAGAGAAAGTAACGGCGATGCAGTTTCATCAAAAATTTGGATTCGTGCTCTTTCGTGAAAACCAATTCGCTGATGCCGACGTGCCCGACACGGATGCACCCACGGATGAGGACAAGACGCCAAGCCAGCGGCTGCGCGCGGTGCTCTATGTGCTCTTTCAGCAGAAGGGCGAGCCGGGAAATAACTTCGAGTTGTTCTATCGACAGAATCTAGAAAAAGCCATTGAGCGGGTAAAAAGGCTACTGGACTGATGACTGTGACGATCCGTATCAAGATTGGCGATTATGAGATCGAAGCGACTGGACCGCAAAAATGGGTCGAGACAGTTTTGCAACGGTTCATTATGAAAATAAGACGGAGACAAAATGCAACTCACAATTGACCGAGTTACCGACGTCAAGCAAGGCCAGTACGGCTGGTCATCCAAGATCCACGTCGGCAATGACGCCTTCTACGCCAACGAGGACGCCACTCAGTACGCCGGCAAGACAGTGGATGCCGAGCTCACCGAAAAGAAAAGCGCCAAGGGCAACGTCTACAAGATTGCCAAGATCCTCGGCTTGGCCAAGGAGCAGCCGGCGTACGCCAACGGCGCAACGACTTGGAGCGAATGGGAGTCGTGGCTGACAAAGGTGAATGAATTTTTAATGGTGCTCTTTCCTGACGAACCTGACTTTCGCTTTGATCGTGCGCCGCAGCGCGCAGCTTTATTTCTGAGTCTTATTTTGCGTCGGGCTGAGGGCAAGATAGCAACCGATGAAAGCGAACAGGACGCGCCGTTTTGAAGATCGACACCGTCCACCGCCAGCACATGCGCGAACTGATTATCGCCTTGCTGCGCGCGTATGGCGTGGAGAAAGACTTGACGCTGCTCGATAACGGCGCGCTAAAGGCGGAGCTGGAAAAGGCGCTTTGCGGGATTACGCAGTAGGAGGATCTACGCCGACACCAAAAGAAGGTTACTACGTAGACGGTAAGCGGGTGCCTAGTTATTCGAGCATCTCGGGCCGTTTCAAAGAGTCCGGTGGCCTTGTCTGGTGGTCGTGGAATATCGCGAATGTTGGGCTATGCGAAGCGCGCGCGTTACTTGAGGACGCGCTCAATGGCCAACAGCTAATTGAGCAAAGCAAAGAATTTCTAAAAAAGCCGCTTAGCAACTGGGACTACAGAGTAAAGCGTGATGAAGCAGCCGATAGCGGCACGATCGCGCATGAAATGGTTGATTGTCATGTCCACGGCAAGCAATTTGACGCGAGCAAATATGATCCGGTTTTAGTCGAGCGTGCTAAGCCTGCCTTCAATGGTTTTCTGGCGTGGGTGAATCAAGTCCATTTTGAAATCGTAGAGACTGAAGTGTCTTTAGTGTCGCGTAAGCACCTATTCGGCGGCACACGCGATGCAATTCTGATCGGCGGTAAGAGGGCGCTAGGGGATTGGAAAACGTCGAACGCGATCTATCCCGAATACCTCTGTCAACTCGCCGCCTACGGCATTTTGGACGAGGAAGCCGGCAACAAGATCGAGGGCGGCTATCACTTGCTGCGCTTTTCAAAGCAAGACAAGCCAGATGATCCGGTGCATTTCAGTCACCACTACTGGGATCAGCTCGACAAGGCAAAGGAAGCGTTTCTGCTGATGCGGCGGCTTTATGATCTCATGGGCGATCTGAAGAAGATGGCGAAGTAAAAAATTTAGTTTCACATAAACAATGAACTACCCTGAGCAATATCCACTATGCCTCTACAGCCGAGGACGGCGAATTCCTAGTCGGAAGGCTAGGCGAGTTGTAGAGCCTCAATGTGGTATTCGGCGGGCGTTACAAACATGCGTCAGAGCAGCACGGCGCTGTGATGTGACAATCACACGATGTTGTCTCGGTCCCGAAGTTTGTAATGTCACGCACCGTTGGCCGATTAGGGTTAAGGGGAACGGGGCGAGCGGCTTCGCCGGTACATTGTTTTTATACCCAAGCCGTGACGGGGCGGAGCAGGAATCGGAGAACCCGGTTGCTCCGCCCAAGCGAGGCATAAAAGGTTCTGGCGAGCGGTCGCGCGAAAATTTTTTCGTGTGGCTGAACTCGGCATTCTCTTGGCAGGTTTGAAAATTTTTTCGCGCTCATCGCTCCTTTTCAAATCCCTCCAGAACAAGCCAAGAAGAAAAGAATGCCGAGCACCGGGGCATATCCGGGGTATTGGGGCAGGTAGCGAGATGCTGAAGCGAGTCGGGGCGGGCTTCCTAAGGGGTTACTTTGCTCTAAATTCCAGTGACAGTAAAAGTAGATACAGTAATCAAACCGTGGTCAGACAAAATATTTGCGCTTAATCGGCGGAAGTATTCAAAGTTGATTAAATGGATCATTGCAGCGCAGCGCACATACAAGCCGGAGCAAATAGCCACAGCGCTTCAGCAGTTTTACCCCTATGCTTTGACGGAAAATAATTGGTGGGGTTACTTAGACACCTTATTAAATAAGATTGAGGGGAAAGAGAGTGGGCGCGAATCGGAGGCCGAGCACGAAGATAGAAAGTCCAAAGAGGCCGACTTCGCAAGAGCTACGTTTGGCGGAAGAGGCTTATCGAAAGAGGCACGGCAAGGTCGTGGTAAACCGTGAGCTCCAGCGCGAGGGTTTTCGCATGATCAATGATGTACTCAAGGGCAAGATGACGGTGGAGGAGTATGAGCGGCATTGGCAAAAACTGTGTGAGATTTACAAGGCATAGGAGGTCACGATGGGCGCACTACAAGAGCCCCCCCAATATCCGCAGATCGCCGAGGCACAGAGGTGAAGAAATGAAGGGTGTAACCCAATATAGCACCAAGATTGAGGGAACATGGGGCAATTACAACTGGCCGGTCAGTTTCGATATTAGTAATGGATTTGTCGGAATCAACCAGTATGAAGGCGAAACGATAAAAGACCGCATTTTACTGTCGCCGTTACAGGTTCAGGAATTCATTGCGTTTGTAAAGCGCCAAGCCGAGGTGAAGAAATGATTTTAGCGCCATGTTGCTGACGACTTACGCAACTAAGGTGTACGGGCCAAGGGCGCAGCGTGGGTTCCTGCCGTACCAGGAACCGCCTTCAAGGAAGATAACTCGCCCAAGCCGAGGTGAAGAAATGAACGATGACGCGGACAAAAAGGCGGCTGAGTTATTGCCATGTTTAGTGCGATGCGGCACAAAAAAGCATTACATGACGTGTCCGGCTGCTTACCCCGAGGTGGTTGCCGCCGCGCTTAGGGAAAGGGATGAAAGTTTAGCAAAAGAATGTGCCGACTGGAAAAAAGCCTACACTGCTATGTGCGACGACTACAACGCCGATATCGCTAATCTCAAGGCCGAGTTGGAAGCGGCGCGTAATGACTTGGATGATGCACTGGATTTGAAGGCAGGTCATGGGCCTACCGTGTTGACTAGACTAGTGCGGGAGCGCGACGAGATCAAAGCCGAGTTGGAAGCGGCGCGGTCTGCAATAAGGGAGCAGGACACACGCATTGCCGAGCAGGACCGGCAAATTGAAACCTTGACGGCAGAGCGCGATTACCGCCCACGCATGGATGAATACGAGCGGCTCAAGGCCGAGTTGGAGCAAGCGGCAGAGCGGCAGCGGGAATACAAGCGGCTATACGATCTGCGTGGAGAAGCATTGAAATGTCCTTGTCCAAAGTGCGGTTATGTAGCGACCATACTCACCCAAGCCGAGGGGCAAAAATGATTATAGATAAGCTCTTCGTGCTCGTCCTTGCTCTGGCGGTTATAGTGGCGCTTGCCGTTATCGTCGTGGATGTATTCAGGATTACACTATGAGCGCACTAAGGTGGAGTGTCGATGAATACAGAGCATGGCAGAAAACCGGCACGATGCCTAAAGCCAAGGCGAATAAATACCATGCTCAAAAGACCGTAGTTGACGATATAACGTTTGATTCAAAGAAAGAGGCGGCTAGGTATCAAGAACTCAAGCTGATGCTCACAGCGGGAAAAATTAGCGATTTGAAGGTGCACTATCCGTTCAGTTTGGACGTGCGCAACGTGAGATGTGGAAGTTATGAGGCGGACTTTGTTTATTTCAATCAGGAAGGGAAAATCGTGGTTGAGGATGTGAAGTCGAAGGCAACGCGCACAAGTCTGTACCAATTCAAGAAGAAAGTGTTTCGCGCGATTTATAACTTGGATATTGTGGAAATATGATACCGTTGCGCCCACTCTGCCTCTTGTCCTGGTCGGCCTGGTCTACCATGGACGACGCGCTGGCAAGAATACGGATATTGATCCCGGCAAGCGCGACGCAGCAAATAGTCAGGCAAAACGAGGACGGCAGCATCTGGCGGGGAGAGCATGGCTGAACAATGAACATTATCTCACTAGGGGCTGGAGTCCAAAGTAGTACACTTGCACTTATGGCAAAGCACGGCGAGATTACGCCGATGCCAGACGCGGCTATCTTTGCTGATACGCAGGCCGAGCCGAAGGCGGTTTATGAGTGGCTTGATTGGCTAGAAAAGCAGTTGCCGTTCAAGGTTGTTCGCGTAAGTAAAGGCGAATTAGGAGCGGCCAATAATCGCGTTTTTGTAAGTAAAAAGACCGGCAAGCCATACCGCAAAATATACATTCCGACTTACGGCGAGCAAGGGCCGCTGCCACGCAAATGCACGACTGATTTCAAGTTAGTGCCGATTTACCGATATGCGCGTCAATATCGGCCAGTAACGATGTGGATCGGTATCAGTTTGGATGAAGCATCGCGGATGAAAGAGCCGTTTCGTAAATGGGTTAAGAATCGTTACCCATTGATTGAATTGAACATGCGCCGAAGCGATTGCCTGCGCTGGATGTCTAAGAAGGGCCGTCCCAAAGGCACGCACATAACTATCCTGCCGCGCCCGGTACGCAAGTGCGGCAAGCTATTAGAGCGCACAATCCGCTGCGAATTCTGCGGCGCAACTTTCAGATCGCTTACTTTCAAGGCGGATCACATCTTTAGATTTCATACATTCAACGTCGATTTGTGTTGACAACCTCGAATAAAAAGCATGCCATAGGCACAGCACTCCCATGCAAGGACCGGATTGTGTGCATGAAATAGGGCTCGGCGTAGAAAGAGGCTGGCATCAAGGATTTGACTGCGACGCGTTTATGATCAGGGCTGAGGTGTATAAGTGGCTATGCCAAGTAGGATTACTTCGCGCAACGCAGGTAGTGGGCGAGATAGTGGACTTGGAAGAAGGCCGTTGTGATAGGAGTTGCTGATTTATGAGACAGACTCTAGGCAAGAAGAAGATCGCATTTTATAAGAAAAAGACAGGACTTCCCGTTGTCGGTGGCATGGTGCGTGGCGATACCGACCATCGTGTCGATCTTCTGTTAGAAGACGGTCTTGTGGCATGGCTTTACAAGAATGGCGAGATAGAGATCGACTCAAGACTACGTTGGACAAGTAAAAATAAAGAATGAAAAAAATAGTTCTAGCCGCGGTTCTCTGGTTTTCGCTGGCGGGCGTAGCTCATGCGACATGGCATCTTTATGTCGTCGCGGTTATCGGCGCCGGTACTGAGCAGGATGATAGGCGCGGCAAATATACCGATCTCGCAACATCGTTTTCATGTACCGATTATGGTTTTCAGCCAGTGATGATTTGCGCGATGGATGTTAGCGGTGCAAATGATACGTTTATCAACGCGCAATCGGACGCGACGAGATTACCGGATAATCTCGATTCGACTATATCGGCGGGCGCGTTGACAGTAGTTCAAAATGCGCTTGAGAATCGAAATATTCCCGCTGGTTGGGTTACGGCCGGCTTGACGTATCGTGAGTTGCTCAGGACTGTCGATGGCTTTTTTGCCTTTATGCAAAGGTATCTCGGTGTTACCGGCAAGAAATTACCGGTATTCGGCGGATCGGTAACGCTCAATACGCAGTTCAATGATCTCTCGCAGACGCTTAAAAACGAACTGGCATCGACGGCGCAGAGTCTTGGACTGGATACATCGCAGTTAAGCGGCACGAATACTCTTAGGCAGATACTAAAGAACATTGCCGATCAATGGGGCCAGCGTAGTTTCGTGTTGGGCGGGATTACGATCTAGTTATGCCTTATCGTGCATCAACATTACGCCCTCTCAATCAACCAGCCTACGAACCCAAGCCGCGGCTATCGGCGAAGGAACGCGGGTATGATGCGGATCATCGCTTTTGGCGTAAGGCTATATTGGCAAGAGATCAGATATGTAGGCGTTGCGGTAATGCGCGTGCATCTCATGCTGATCATATTGTATCAATAAGTAAGAGGCCGGATTTGCGGCTTGATTTGAGGAATGGACAAGGATTGTGTCACGCTTGCCATAGTAAGAAGACGGCGAGTGATGATGGTGGGTATGGGAATAGAAGGCGATGAGTAGTGCAATGCGTCGAGTATACAAAGAAGGTAGGCGTGGGCCGTTCACTTGCCTGCACTGTCATAAGATGTTACTCCGTAAGATCACGAAGAGCGAAAGGTGAGGGGGAAACGTTTTGTACTCGTGATTGTGCATTTGCATGGCGTAAAACGCATCCTGAATGGACAGTGCTACATCGGGGACGAGCTGTTAAGGGTAAGCTGCTTTCGTTATTCTATAAATCGTGCATATTCTGCGGTGCTCTCACGTGAATGCAACGGACGAAAGAATGATAAACCACTAGGACAGCAATGGCTTCAGGGCTTCGCTTCGTTCCAAAAACGTAAAGTAAATCAATTAGATAACCACGCCGGTCATTTTCTTGGGCGAATTTCTCCGCCTTTAC